TTCGTCGCGATTGTCTGGACTGGCACGTTATCAAGCCCCAGCTAATGCAACAGCGTTGACTGCTGCGATTGACATCGGGAAATACCGTTGTCACTGGGTGGTTATTGCCTGGTGGAAAGGTGCTGGCGGTTGCGTGATTGATTATGGAATCCAAGAGGTTACTGGAAACGAAAACATTAACACTGGTGATCGTGCGGCCGACATGGTGGCGAGTGAACCAGCGATCTTTCGAGCGTTGCTAGACTTTCGAGATAGTTTGCTTGCGAAACAATACGTCGATTCCGCTGGAGCTGTGCGGAGCGTCGATTGTGTCATGGTCGACTCTGGAACGTACACAAACGCGGCGTATGAGTTTGTCCGTCAGGTGCGTGGCGTTTTCCATCCGAGCAAAGGGATTGCAAATTATCGGCCTCGATCGAAGTCCACTAAGGAATGCAGGGCCGGCAAGAATCAACACGCACAATTCATGGCATCTAGTGGTGTTTGGCTTTACGAGCTGGATACCGACTGGTGGAAACAGTGGGTGCATGAGCGGTTCCTGACTCCTTGTTTCGACGAAAACAACATGCTTCGGCGTGGTTCTTTATCGCTGTTTGAAATCGAAGGTAAACGCAGGCATACGACTTTCGCACAGCATATCGTTTCCGAGGAACTTCTGACGGAGTTTAAGGAGGGGAAGGGATCAAAGACGTATTGGTATCAGCACAACGAAAATAACCACTTTCTTGATGCGACGTACATGGCGGCGGCTGGAACGGAATCGGTAGGCATTGGACTTTTGCAGCCAAGTGAGATAGCGATTGCACCAACTCACGTGAATAGCGACAAGCCAAAGCAAAAGAAGCAACCGCAACAAAGAAGACACGGAATGCCAAAGCAGCGGGCGGGCGGCTGGATTAAAGGACTCAGGAATCGAAGATGAAAACAATGAGCAAGAAGCGTACAAGGACGAATCAAGACTCTAGGATCACGCGGAATGAATCCGTCGATACTCGGCCAGTCGATCCACCACCAAAGCCAAGAGTGACTGACTTTGTTCCTCCTGCATGTAGTGCGTGCTCTGCGATCAGGCCAGACGGTGAAAATCACAGCAGGGTTTACGCTACAAATCGAGGCAATTCAACGATCACCAGATATTGCAGATGCGGGTTCTGTGGAAATACATACAAGGTTTGTTCCACGACGTAGTATCAATTGCATTGTGAATAATGATTGCCATGCGATCATTGATGTATGGCAACCGCTACTTCACTACTTGCCCAAATTGATGCGGCAATCGAAGCACTTTTAACGGGTGGAGCTTCCAGCTACTCGATCGGCAACCGATCCGTAACGAAGCTTGATCTGGGCGATTTGTTTGAACAGCGTCGATTGCTTCAAATGCAAGTACAACGCGAGTCTGGCGTTGGTGCGTTCTCCCTTGCCAAGCTGGGGAGGCGACGTTGAACATCTTAGATCGTGCAATTTCGTTCTTCTCGCCACACGCTGGCCTTCGTCGTGCACAAGCTCGCAAGGTCATGCGTACCTATCAGGGTGCAGAGTCTAATCGTCTAACAGCACATAAGAACCCAAAGAACCAAGCAGCGGATCAGGAATTGCTTGGCCCGTTCGGTGCAGACGCTTTGCGTGCGTGGGCTCGCGCTCTTGTTCGCGATAATGCTTACGCATGGAACGTTGTCGATACCATTGTTAGTAATATCGTGGGCGACGGAATCACGCTGCAATCAACGTACGAAACGCCAGAAGGTGAAGACGTTGAGGATGTAAACGACATCCGCGACAAGGTGTTTTCGGAGTGGTGCGAGGTTGCGGACATCAACGGCGAATTGACTTTCGCTGAAATCCAGATCCTAGCACAGCGTGAGATCGTTGAAGCCGGCGAAGTGCTAATTCGGTTTATAAACACACCGAACAAAGAACACAAGGGAATCGTCCGCCCGGTTCCGTTCGCGCTCGAGCTAATCGAGGCAGATAGGCTTGCGTTAGATCGCGACACGTTCGGCAGCCGTGTTAATCGGGACAACGGGAACCGCATCATTCGTGGCGTTGAACTGGACGAAAAGGGAAAGCCAATCGCTTACTGGATTTACCCAGAGCATCCGAACAGTCCCTATTCGGTTCGCAACCAAACGCCCGAGCGAATTAACGCTCGCGAGATCTGCCACTTGTACCGCAAGGATCGAGTTGGACAGACTCGCGGCGTTACTTGGTTTGCTCCAGCAATGTCTTGGCTTCGAGATCTTGGAGTCTACGTTGATAACGAAATACAGGCGTCTGCGGTTGCATCATGCTTTGGTGTAGTGATCAAGAGCGAAACGCCGATCGGTGGGCTGAACTTTCCAGAAGGCGAAGATTCGAGCGACGACAACGGAAATCCTCTCGACCACATCGAGCCTGGGATGGTTTCTCGGATTGGTGTAAACGAGTCGATCGAGTGCATCAATCCAGGCAGGCCAAATTCAGCTAGCGAACCTTGGATCAATCTAATGCTTCGCGGGATATGTGCTGGAACTGGCACAAATTACGAGGCAATTGCCAAAGACTTTTCCAAGACAAGCTACAGCAGTTCGAGATCCTCGAAGCTAGAAGACCGACCGCGATACCGACGCGGCCAGAACTACATCGGCCAGCATTTCTGTATGCCGGTGTGGGATCAGTTTTGTAACGCTGCGGCGCGAGCTGGTGTAAAAGGCTTTCCGACATCTTCGGAACTATTGGAAGATCGTCGAGGTGTTGCTCCGGTTGAATTGCAGTTCCCTGAGCAAGAATGGGTCGATCCAAACAGCGAGCAAAAGGCTGCGGAATCCTCACTGGCAACCTACACAGACACTTACCAAAACGTCCTTGGTGCCAGAGGGCTTAGCTATCGATCAGTATTTTATCAGCGATCCAAGGAAGAACGGTTGCGGATCAAACTTGGATTGCTGACGAACGAAGAAAAGACCGCACAAATGATGGCGGCACAGACTGGCGTCACGACAAAAGCTGACGACATCGCAGCAGAGGAAGACGGAGGTACTGGAGAATGGATGGGCCTGTCTCGCCAGCAATGGAATCGCAACCGAAAGGCACTCACGGATGTACTCAATGGACTATCTGACGGCACTATGAGCCAAGCACTTGCAGAGGCTCAGTTGTCGATGATCGGCATGGCACAGAAGAACATCGACGCGATTATTGCAGATGCTTCGGATGGAACCGTAGATAATCCTTTGCCAGAAGCGGAGGCAGTCAGTGGCTAACAAAAACCGCAAACTAAAACCGCTGAAGCGTACTGAAGATTCGCATCCATTGGTAATGCGAATGGTGGATATTTCTGCACCATCCCGAGCAGTAATCGCAACCGAAAACCCTGTCGAACGATACGACGAAAACACGAATCAAGTAGTGCGAGAAGTCCTGTTGATGGACGGTGCCGAGTTTCGTGGAGGTCGCAACCAGATTCCTATTGTCGACTCACACGACGATCGGACTGTGCGGAACATTCTTGGATCAATTCAGGGAATCCAAGTCGATCAATCGATGGGAGAAATGTACGGTGCTCCAGTATTCGCGAGCGATGACGACGCACAGACTATTCGTCAGCGAATGGACGAAGGGCACATAACAGACTTTTCGATCACCGCTGAACCGATTGAATCGGTTTTTATTCCTGTTGGCCGTTCATTCACGACGGCACGCGGTGAAGTAATTGAAGGACCCGCCATCATCCATAAACGATGGCAACCACACAACGCTTCGATCTGTGCCACTGGTGCGGATGTTTACTCGACTGTCCGGCGATCTTATACGGACCTCAAACGAAAGGTATTGAGAATGGATGAGGCACTATTGAGCCAGCTTGCCGGAATGGGTTTACCAGAAGGCATGAGCGATCCGAACCAAGTTCTTGCGTGGGTTGTTGGCAAACTCAGCGAGGAAGTGGAACCAGAATCAGAGATGGTGGAGAACATGGAAATGCCACCAGCGGAAGAAGAAAAGCCAATGGTTGAAAACATGGACGGCGAACAAGAAAAGCCGATCGTTGAAAACCAAGTTGCTCGATCTAAGGAAGATGCTGTCAAACTCATCAAGAGAGCATTGGCGGACGATCAGAAGCGGCGAAACGAAATACAGGCAGCCGTGAAAATTGCGAAGTTGGATCGTTCCTTTGCGGACGAGCTTTGCGATGCGGGGATCTCTGTTGCAGACGCAAACGCAAGGATTATCAAAAGAATGGCCAACCAAGAAATTGGAGCTTCGGTTGGTTCCGAAGTTCGCGTGACGGAATCGAGCGACGACAAATTTGAAGCAGCAATGCGAGACGGCATTGTTTCGCGGTCGTTCGTTTCTGCAAAGATCGGCAAGTTCGACGAAGCCAAGGCAGCTCCAGGCTACCAAGACTTTAAGAACATGGAACTGTATCGAATGGCAGAAACCGTTCTTCGTCGGGCACAGGCTCCAACTGATCGCATGAGCCGAAACGAAATCGCACAGGCTGCGATGGGCAACGAACGCATTATGCGGAAATACAACATCCGCCGCGATACTTACCACACCACGGGAAGCTTCCCGAATCTGTTGCTGGATGCAGCCAACAAGACGTTGCTTGCCGGCTACGAAGAAGCTCCTTACACGTGGAACCTTTGGGCACGCCAAGGGCCTTCTGTTTCGGACTTTAAGAACATCAACCGAATGAGGTTCAGCGAAGCACCAGATCCAGAAATGGTTCCCGAGGCTGCTCCGTACAAAGAGAAGGCAATGAGCGATTCAAAAGAATCGTACAAGGTCGAAAAGTACGGTGCGTTGTTCACGATTAGCTGGGAAACGATCGTCAATGATGATCTTGACGCTATCAGCCGAACGCCAGCGATGCACGGGAACGCTTGCCGCCGTAAGGTGAATAAGGTTGTTTATTCGGTTCTTACCGACAACCCAACAATGGGCGACGGTGTTGCATTGTTTGGTGCTCACACAAGTGGAACCAACAACAGCGGAGCGAGTGCGGCACCAAGCGTCACGACGCTGAACGCTGCTTTCCTAGCGATGGCAACTCAGAAGGGGCTTTCCTCTGATGCGATCATTGGTGTTACACCTCGCTTCCTGATTGTTCCTTGGGCATTGTCGGCAACTGCTGATCAGCTTGTCAGCTCGATGGCTGATCCGCTTGTTGGTGGTTCTGCTGCTGGTAACAGCAACACCCACAACATCTACGGGCCGAACGGAAAGCGAAAGCTGACGGTGATCGAGGAACCAAACTTGGATCTTTCGAGTGCTTCTGTTTGGTATGCAGCTGCTGATCCGTCGCAGATCGACACGGTTGAAGTGTCATTCCTTCAAGGTGAAGAATCCCCTGTCCTTGAAAACGACTGGGACATGAAGACCGACACCTACATCTACAAAGTTCGCCAGACGTTTGGTGTCAAGGCGATTGATTGGCGTGGGCTGTATCGTTACGCAGTCTAAGCATTTGACCAACTAAGCCCGCCAGTTCGCTGGCGGGCCCACTGACAACCAAACCTA